AGTTACGTACTCAATTAGTGAGTTAATTTCAATCTTGTTTAACGGTACAGTGCCATTTGAGTTTACTCTTTGAACAACACCTACATCATTAGTAATGTATCCACTACTAGTATTAGACCCTTTGGTTATTTGGTTCCAACGTAGTGTGTTTAATGCACTACCATCGGCATTATAGTATACAAGATTTGCTGTTGTATCAGTATATTGTGTAGTTGGCGCATAAGCACCATCTGGTCCATAAAACTGTCTATCATAAAAGAAGTTCTTAACTTCTGGATTTTTTAGTAGTGGCTCAATATACTTGTTATATGTCTGTTCACTGTTTAAGTTTGTTGGCAAACTAATAATATTACGAGCTGCAATATCTTCTCTGTAAAGATATCCATCATCTAGAAAGTTTATAGCATCACTGTATGTCCCGGTTGGATCATTAAACTCTCTAAATCGACTGTGTCCACTATGCACACGGTTGATACTTTTAATCTTGCGAATGTTTTCGCTTACTGTTAGTGGAAAGATACTATAATCTTCTGCTGTTACTAGTCTGTCTTGTGTACTAAAATAACGACCTGCATTATCTTTAATACTTTGTAAACTTTCACGTTCACTACTATTGTTTACTATTGATTTTAGACTTGCAGTAAATGATGCTGTGTATGTATTTCCGTCAATACCTGTATATTCAAAACTGTATGTAGTTGACCCAAAACTTTCAGGATTAAGAGCATAACTTCTGTTTAGTCCTGTTCTATACCACACACGAATAATACCACGTGGTACATTACCAAATAGTCCGTCACCAAATACAATGCTTATACCGTCATTTTCTCTACTCGACACTGTAAAGATATTACGATTGTTATTTTCAATATTGTTATAGATTGCATTCAGACCAAACAAGCGGTCTACTGACATCCAGTTAGCTAATACATTACCTGCTTCATCTACAGTTTGTACCCAAACATTTCCGTTTGCAATGTTTGTATCGTTAATATCAAGTACAAGGTTTGGTAAACCTTCAGTTATATTAAAGTCAGTAAAGTTTAACGAGCCTTGTTTAAATCCTAAAAAGAATCCAGTGTTTGGTGAACTAAATCCGCCATTGTCATTTCTATAAAGCAAGTCAAGTGAAGTATAAGGATCAGGATATCTTTCTTCTAATAAATTTAATGTACTATTATAGTATACGCTATATGCACCAAATGTTGCACGGCTTCCACTTATACTTCCAGTAAACTCCCTTGACGGTTCTGCATTTGTACTTTTTGTACGATAAACCTCATTAGTAATGCCATCACGAGTAAACTTGCTATATGGTGTTCCAAATTGATTACTACCAATAAAGATTGCATTCATAACAGTAATAAAGTTTTGGTATGTAGTTGTATCACTAACATCTTCAAATTGTAATGAAACATTAGATAAACTATTGCCATCAACATCATAAATTGTTTCAGTTGTTTTTACACTATCAATTTTTAAGTAACCGTTTGCTACAACATTTCGAGTGGGAGTATAGCCCAAGAATTCAGCAATACGGAGAGCACTGTCTCGACGTTCTGCTGTACTTAAATAATTTTCCCGTGAGTTGAGATCATTTCTAAACGCTAAGTTATGTCCCATAAATGCCATAAGTTCAATTAAACTTGTAAACTCGCTTGAGCTAATCCAGTCATTAAAATTCTCTGGATAGTTAGTATCAATATATTCAACCATTGCATTTTTAATTGTATCAAAATCATATGCTTGAAAGTTTGCTTGTGCAAAACTTTCATATACTACACTAAAATCTTCAGCAGCAAATAAACTGCTCTGTCTTGCGCCCTGTGCCATTATTCTGTCTCACTTGTGTATGTTAGGTATAGTTCTTCAGCCGTTCCTGTATCGTCATAGATAACACGTACTCGTATATCAAGTTGATGATCTTGTGGTTTAGATAAGTTTAAATCATCAAAAATCCATCTTGGATCACTATTAATGATTTTCTCTACATCTTCTTTGGCTAACATTTCTGTTCTTGCATCCAGCGGATCAAATACTAACTCATGCAGTATTGATCCAAATTCTGGATTCATTACACGTTCACCACGGCGTGTGTAAAAATGATTCATCAAATCACGCAACGCCAGGTCTTTGTCAGTAAGAACTGTGTTAATTGTTTTCTTGTTAAGTGTGCTATATCCAACGTATGTAACCATACTCATATTTATAGGAAAATTAACTGCTACTTTTTAGATTTTGGTAGTGAATCTAACAATATCGCCTGCTTTTAGTTCTTTTGTTACTGTAATAACATTATTAACTAAAGTAAAGTCAAAAAAGTGTTGAACAACAGTGCCATTTATTTCAACTTTGAGTTTTTCTACTGGATCCATGCTAGGACTACTTGTAATTGTAAAAACTGAGCTATTATTATATGTAAAGTTTTCAATTATAGTTGTTTGATCATATCGTCTAATAATATCTCGTTTAACACCTTCAGGCGTTTTAGGCAAGAACTTTGCTGTTTCGGCATAGTATGCAAATCGAGCTTTAAATAATTCTTCTACAGATAATGCATCAATCTCATTTTTATCACGCATTTCATATATGCCATTTAACCGCATCCAGGCTCTATTTTTTGTCTTTCCATAGTCAGCTAGTTTTATTATACTACTAGCTTGGTTACAAAAAGGTCTGTTAAAGTTACTGCGTTTAATTATACTAGCAACTGTATCCCAATCTTTACGTGCAATATGATCACGTAACTCGTAGTTGCCTTCATCTGCGGTTACTGTTAACAGGTTTCCGTTAATAACATAATACAACATTATCCCATCATAAGCCGGTTGTGTTATTGTTTTAATGTTAAATGATTCAAGTTGTTTTATAACAGTACGCTGACGTTTTTGGAAATCTTCATCCCATATATTATATGCTTCTTGTTCAGTGATGCCACGATCTGCTTTGCCAATATCATAACCAAAACCATCATAACCACTATAGCGTCCCATGTTAAGTGCTACTAGTATTACTTTTTCACTTGCACTAATATTTGCGATATCAATAGCAGTATCTAATGCAGTCTGATCTTTAACTGTAAACTCATCCCATGCAGTTTTAAATTTATCACTTATGTTGTTTAAAAGACTCATCTACGTCTTCCTTGACGTCTGTCGTTACTACTGGGTTTTCCAATTACACCTGACAAATTGGATGTGTCTATGTCTTTAGCTGTTGTATTTCCACTAGCAGGTGCTTGTGCAGCAATTTTACTTCCTTGTGCACTATGGCCACCCCAAGGTTCATGTTCAGGTACTCTTGGATTGATGCTTTCTTTTACTGTACGATTTACGCTTAAACTGCCACTTGTTGGTCCAACTGCACCCAATGCTGAAGGACCGTTCAAATCTAATATACCATCTGTACTAATTCTTCCATAACCAGCAGCTTTTAATTGTAAATTTAAATCTGATGTTAAGCGAATATCCTTGTTTGCTTTAAGTTGTATTGGTCCAGTTGCAGTTTCTGCTTGTATACCTGCTGCGCCACGAGCTTTAATATTAAATGTATCAGCATCCATGTTAATATCTCCGCCAGCATAAAAGTTAAAGTCTTGTTCTGCATGATAACTTACACTGCCTGCTGCATACACATCAACGTTGCCGTCACTATCCAATTGCATCCAACTAGTACCTTTTTGGTTTGTTATGTATACAATACCAGCAGTATCATTAAACAGCATTTGTGCGCCACCTGCACTACGTAGTCTTATTAAATTGTTTTGACCTTCTTCTCTATTTTGGTCTGGAACAAAATTTTCACCCTCTTTATATGCAACTGTTCCATCATCCATTACAAAACTATGTCCAGCAGGTGTTAAAAATCCTGCAACATTGCTTGGAGATTCTCTTCTTCCACCACTACTACCAACGCCACGTACTGCGTCTAATCCTGTGCCTTGTTCTGCAACTGCTTCTGAAACTGGATGCCTAGGTCTGATGTTTTGATCTTGTTCTCCAGCTGGTGGATCAACACTAGGACCAATACTTTCTTCATCAACTTGTGATACTGGTAATCCTGGCACACTACTATTTCTACCTGCAGGTAGTAATACACCAAGCAAATAACCAACAGTATCTGAAGCAGTAAACGCAACTAATACTTCAGTACCAGGTGCTGGAGGAGGAAAACTTGCACCGTATGTTACTGTTGAATTTTCTGTAGACAGGGATCCACCAAATGGCGACATTGTTCTTACTTTAGTAAACTTATGCCTATCTTCCATGGTGTCTTTATTACCCAGCCTGTTACCGCCAACAAGTTGTACTCGAATATGTCCACTATAATCAGGATCAGCTATATCAACTACTTTGGCAATATAAACACCGTGATTAGACGCAACACCATTGGCACTTGAATTACCATAGCTGGCAGGTATTCCTATTGAACGAGTATTTTGTCCAGAAAATTTAACTTTAGTCAATTGCGTACCCTCCTGCTAATTGATCAAGTAGTTGCTGTGTATTAATATTTGCATCCCTAAAACTATCTAACATCATTTTAAATTCACCATTCATATAAGTTGCTTGTACATACTTAACACGATAAACTGCGGTCATCATAAAGTCCGTAAACTCTTGATTTATGAAGCCGTCTTCACCGTCGTATGTTGGAAAACGAGTATTTAAAAAGTATCCTACACCGCCTATATCATAATCAGCTTGTGCATTATTATTCTGAAGAGCACCAAATGGTTTTCCTAGCCAATAAGGGTCTCCTCGGATATGTAAATTTATTTCAGTCATATCCGAAGTAGAAAGTAAATTAAGTTCTAATGCACCTAACTGTGCTGATCCAATATTAGTTTCATTATCTGATCCGTCAACTGATAATGCACCAGTTGGGTTTTTATAGTCAAATGTTAATTCTTGACTACGATCGTTTAATGTACTATTTGGACTTCCCCTGTTATATAAATCAGTTTGTGTAATATATCTCTGTGCGGCGTTACCTATTCCTGCTCTAGAATTTTCAAAACCTTGGGCAGTAAGACGGCGTGTTGCTTCTTCTAATTGTCCTTCTACAGATTCCAGTTGACGTACGGATGTAGATTGATCATCACGTAGATTACCAAGCTCTAAATCTAACTCTTGCAATTGTCCTGACAAGTCTGACCCAAATGGTCCAAAACGGTCAAGATTTTCTATGATGTCTGCTCGCCTGGCTTCTAGTGTTTGTATAGAACTACGAATATCAGCAAGGCGCCTTTTAATTTCATTATACTCTCCTTTGAGTAAAGTTACTTCTCCTTGCCCAGGAAACATACCACTAGTGTCTTGTATTGCACCGCCGTGTATAGGTTGCAAAATAAAATAAGATGTGTTAAACGTCATATCAAGGTTATATATTTCTGTATTTTCACCAGTATAAGTGTAGTCATAACGTTTTTTCATTAAGCCATTATTAAAGATGTTGCTTAGTCTTTCTTGACCCAAATTTTGATTATTAAACAACTCATTATAACTTTCAGGATCATGTATTGCTTCTGGTGCTATGTAAGGAGATACTTCATATGTATACTCAACTTGATAACGTTTAGATAATTGATCATATGCACCATATCTTACACTTGTTTTAAAAGTAAACCATTGTAATAAATCTGCCATCCTGTTAGCAGGCGGCAACTCGTCTGGTTTTTCTTTTGCAAATCTATTTTTTGCTGTAGGTAGATTTTTAAACTCTCTTGTATGATATAGTGCTTGTGCAATTGCATCAGACATGCCTGTTCCAGATGGAAAATTAAAACTTGTTTGCCCTGTTGAACTGCTAGACGTTATATTACGGGCATTATTTGCATCCGGGATATCAAATCTCCATTCCCTCCATGCTTCTGCGGCCTCTGCTGTTTTAAAAACATATCGATCTGCCAATGTTGCACCTGGTGATGTTGCTACTTGATCTGTTGTTTCTTTGTTAACATCTTCTTGGAAATTATCCAAAAATTCTCCAAAATTACTAGCAGTAAAACTAATGTCACTTTTAAGATGGTATGGTAAACGGTTGAAGACTTTTGATGTTGTGCCCTCTAATGCCAATGTATATGTTGTTACCCCGCCCTCGTTTTTTGTATCTACAGACCTTGCAGCACATATATAGTAATAAGGTCCTAAACTACTTTGTTGGGAATTTCCAGAAATTGTACTGCCATCTTGATTCCAACCACGGAAGTTTAATTCCAGTAAGTAATTAACATCAGTGATACTTTCAATACCCAATTCTTCCATTGCAAGTTTAATACGGTTAAAATATGTGAACCCATTTACTTCTTGTAATGTTATTTGGAAAGTATGACTTAACGCTTCTCTTACATTTGAACTTGAAAAGTTTGTAGCCATTTGCTGCATTACACTTTCAATACTAAGTTCATTTTCAACACCAGTTTCAGCAAGTGTAATTGCTGTACCATTTGTTAAATTTTCTTCCATACGATCAGCAGTTTGCGGATGTACAACATGTATTGCCCAATTATAGGTATACGTATCAAAACTATTTAAAACGTTTGGTTGATAAAATGATGGACTACGTCTACCAGTGCTTCTTCTTTCATCGTTTACTGCGGCGGCAGCTGATTCAGTATCTTCTACTACGGGTGCTTCGCCCTCTTCTGGAACATAATCTTGGTTTGGAACAATTGCTTCACCGTCCCAATTTAAAACATTATCTAATCTGTCTGCACGCCATTGTGCAATACCTACTGCACCGTTACCGCCTCCAGCTGGATTAAACGCTGTAGGGTCTAAGCTACTACCACTTTCTGCCATTAAATTACCAACAATGCCACTGGCTTGTTGTGGAGTATATCCTTGATTTGTAAGATAGTTAAATGCAGATGAAACATTAGGACTAATTGAACTGAGCGTTCCAGTTTGAGATGCTGCATACACGCTATTGGCATTATTAATGCGTCTATCAAGTGCAGAACCACCAGATCTCTCAAATTGCCTTTCAAAGGCAATTGCAGCTTGACTCACACTCATATTGGGATTGTTATTAAATGTACTGGCAATATTTCCACCATTACCTGTACCCA